TCCTGCTCGAGCTTGCCGATATCGAGTTGGGTTTTGCGGGCCGACAACTGAGCTGCGGACGCCTCGGCTTGGGCTTTTGGCGTTGACTGCTCGATGAGGCGGGTATTGAAGGTCTCGACGAATTCGGCGGCGGCCTGCGGGGTGTATTGGATGCCCTGCTTCATGTTTCGCAAGAGTTGCTTTTGCGAGTCCGGCAGTCGGGCGAAATCCTCGTCGGATTGCACGACGATGCTGCCAAAGTCAAAGCTGTTGCCTTTGGATGCCTTGGGAGGCGGCTGAGGCACGGCGCCGGCCATATTGTAGTTCTCCGCGAAGGCGATGAGGTCGGTGGATTGGGGGGCATCCATATTATTTTACAAAGTTCATGTTGATTCCGCCGGCAGAATTAGCCTGCTGGGCTGGTGGGGTATAAGGCTGCTGATTTGCCGGCACTTGGTTTTGGTAAGATTGCCTTTGCCCAAAGCCTTCAATCTGCGCGGTGAGGTATTGGTTTTTGAGAATTTGATCAAATTGCGCCTGCTTTGGGACGATCATGCCCTGCTTTGCCCCGAGGGACATCTTGCTGAATCTGTCGAGCTCGTCTTGGGACATGAGAGGGGTTTTTCCGTCTATGCCTGGCGTTTGGGAATACTGTCCTGCTAACGAATCTAAATACTCGGAGGTCATCTTGTTTTCGCCCGCCTTCGTCATCCCCCCCGCGATGCTGCTGCCTGCGGATTCGAGGCCGGCGCCGATGGATTTGCCGAAAGATTGCATTCCTGCGGCTTGGGCTTGGGCGGCTTGGACTTGGTGGGCTCCGTAGATTTCGCCGGAGCGGTCATTCACTTGGGGGTTGTATGCAAACATAGATTTTTAGGGGGTTGGTAGGTTTTTGGATCGACGGGCTTCTAGGCAGAGTGCGCTGCCAGGCTGGAAGGCGCGGCAGGCTTGTGGGCGTAAAAGGTATATTGCGCAGGAGACTCCTCGCCCCACCTCGCCACGGAGGGCGATGCAGCGCCCGCAGGGGTCGGTCTGGAGCAGGGGGTAATCAGTGCGGAGGTATTCGGCAGGGATGCCAGCGGCATCGGAGCGGTCGCGCCGGAGCACGGGCCAGCTTCGTTTGTGAGAGCAACAGGCTCCGCAGGATTGGCAGTCGTATTCCATATAGGTTTGAATCCGAGGTCGGGGAAAACGATGTCTTCGTAGGGGGCGAGGTGGCTGATGTTGCTGATGCGGGCCTTGAGCTTCGGGCAATCGACGTGCGGGCCTTGGTGGCGGTCCACGCAGTTGAAGCATGTCGGGTAGAAGTCGGCGTTGAGGGATTTATCGGGGTTGTTGCGCCAACCGGACTCGGTCTTGATGTATCGGGTCGGGTCGGGCGTCACGCCGTGGTCCTCGAGGTAGGTGTAGATGTCCTCGTCGCTCCAATCACGCATCGGGTAGAGGCTCACGGGGCCGCCTGGGACATTGCGTATGTCGAGGGCGAGCGGCACATGGCCCTTGATGAGATCGGTGTCTTCGTATTTTGTGCCGATATAGACGGCCTCCCACGGCCAGTTGAAGTTGCCGGTCGGGCGTTGCAGGAAATCGGTGACGCCGCAGAGGAATCTCTCGCCTTCCTTGGGCCGCTCGGTGCCGAGGCTCATCACGACGGCGGTCTGTCCCCACTGGTAGTACTTGAGCATGTCAAATCTCATCGTTCCATTTTCCACATCCGGCCCATCGGCGATGGCCATGCGAGTCGGCGGGTAATCGAAAATGGTGAGCCCCCACTCTTTGATGAGTTGGTCGGAGTAGGCATAGCGTTCGCGCAGCTTGGGCTCGCGGTATTGCACGATGGGGAGGTCTAGCTCGCAGTAATGCCGGAGCACATGGAGCATGGCGGTAGAGTCCTTGCCCCCACTCCAGAGCACGGCGGCGTTGGGCCATTGCGTGTGCCAAGCGTGGATGCGGTCTGCTGTCGCTGCGATGAGTTTGTTCATTAATTTATACAATAATAGCTGCGCCACCAATCATTCCGCCTGCTGCCAAAGCCCCACCACCGAGGCTGCCAAACATTCCCATCATGCCTGCGCTTTGTTGGGCCCGCGCGTTCATATACGCGCCCTGCATGGAAGCGTTGTTGTTGAGGGCCGAGTTGCGGCGGGTCTCGAGCATGTTGACGTTAAAGGTATCGACATTGCCGACCGTGTTGAGCGCGTTGCCGTAGGCTTGGCCGAGCATGCCGCCCGCTTGACCGCTGATCCCTTGCCCGAAGCTCGCGCCTGGGGCGAAGGCCCTTTGGTACGGGTCGTAGTTCATGCGTTGGTTGGCGACATTGAGCGCAGTCTGATTGGTATCGCTCATCACCGCTCCGGCGAAGGTGCGGCGCTGTGCCTCGCGCTGGGTGGCGTAGGCGTCGCGGTTCAGCACCTCGGCGGCCATGGCTCCCGTGCCAGCGCCGAGTCCTCGGGCGGCGTAGCCTGCGCGGGCCTGTTGCGTGGCGGCGCGTTCCTGCTCGGGGCTGAGGCTTCGGCCGAGCTGGAGGTCGGAGAGGGCGGAGGCGTTGAGTTGCTTGGAGAGCGCGTTGTTGCGGGGATCCACGGAGTCGAGTCCGGCCTTGGCTTCGCGGTACGATTCGTTGTCGAGGTTGGCTGAGACCTTATTGATGGTGCCAAGCTGCATCTTTTCAAACTCAGGATACGCCTCCTTGAGTTGCGCAAGCTGGTCTTGGCCTATGAGGCGCGAGTTTTCACGCGCAGCGGCGAACATCTCTTTGTAGTCGAGCGGCGGGGGGGCCTCCGGCACCGGCTGCATCTTAGGTTTTGGTGGTGATTTTGATCCCATTACGATAGCCTCACTTTCTTATCCAGCGCATTCCACGGGTAGGCGTGGAGGCGCGTGCTGGTCTTGCGTTGCCATATCGCCCAAGGTTGCGGACGGGTGGCGACGCGCAGGAATTCGCGTATCGGATTCGCGCAGCCGGTCGCGGCGGCGAGCTTGACGAACCAAGCATTCGGGGGGGAGTCGTAGTTCATATCGTTTGTTTCGGGGTCGTAGTGGGTTTCGTGAGCGAGGAGGAATGTGGTCGGCGTGCTGTAGACAAGGCCATGCCCGAGGTGCCAACCGAGGATCTCCTCGAAGGACTCCGTGGAGTTCTCGTTCTGCCACGCGATGGCTTTGTCGAAGGGCGTCATTTAGTTGACGCCGCCGATCACAGCGACATGGAGGTCTTTGACATTGTAATAAACACCATTGCTATGGGTTACTAGCATAGTGCAATCCTTGACCGATTGAGCAATCATGCCTACTCCCATATTCATGTCTAAATAGTCTGCATTATTCCAAAGATTACCATTGTAGGTCTGTCCGTTGTACACGGCATTGCCAATCGCGATGTAATCGGCATCATCTGCCTCCCGAGTAAAATAAAATTTGTACCGCCCTGTAGATAGGCGGCCGACCTTGGCTATGTTGTAGCTTTTTCTGACTTTAGTTGGGTGCCCGTTTTTCTCAACTAGCGCACTCGTTGGAATTACTGCCCCACTGATAGTAAAATCAAACGTGGTGCCAGTGGTATTTGTCACCGGCCATGTGCCGTTAAGGTAAGCTTCAGTGCCCGTGAGGCCATCGTAGGTGATATACATGCCATCAACCAGGTGGTGACCACTCTTAGTTACTCTCATCACCGTGGCGGATTGTCTGGTAAAAGTGACCCCACTGGTGCCGGTCTCAGGTATGGCGCCCTCTACAAACGCCCACGCGGAAATGGTTTCTGGGTAATATGCGGAAAGTTTCATTGTGTATTAGGTATATATCCTCCAACCGATTGTTGCTTCTTCATATCTCAAAGTGATCTGTTTTGATGCGGAATTGCATGTCAGATTTTCTGCAAGACCTTCGATAAGTTTACCATTTCGATCTATCGTTAAGTTGGCAGTTTCCCAGTACTTGTAATGATCAGCAAATGTCACTGAATCAAATTTTGCGGGACTGGCTGGGAGCTTGATGGTAAACACACCGGTGCGTGTATCTGCGCTTATGAGATCCTCGGCAGTAGCTACATAGTTGTTGTCAGCGTTGGTTTTCGATATCCAGTTGACATTGATTCTACCGGATATCACGCCATTGACCGTGAGGTTCCCCGTCACCGTGGCAGCCCCGCCTACCGTCAATGTGCCGGTCGCGCTGATATTTGAAGTGGTCGCAATGCTGCCCGTTGTAGTAATGTTGCCCGAGGTGATCGCCGTGCCGCTGACTTTTGAAGTAGTTGTGATTGTCGCGAGTTTCGAGTCCGCTATCGCCGCCGTAGCCGAGATGTCGGCGTTCACGATGCCGGAGATAGTGGCTTTGGAGACATGATCATTAAGTTTTGTTGGAGTGAGCGTTTCGCCACTTGTGAAGGGCCGAAGGGGTGTTAGTGTAGCCATAATTATTTGATCGTCCGTGCGAGTTGCGATTGTGAGTTGAGCGCGGCGTCGATGGTGAGCGAGCGGAGCGTAGGGCGCCCACGCTCCGTGCGATAGCGGACCTCCGCATAGTTCGCCTTGCGGCGGATTGATGCTTTAAGAGAATAATCTTCCGGCTCGGAGGTGGAACTCAGCGCCAGCACTTCGGTGTCCGTATCGGGATCCGTCGTGATCGCGTCGATAGCGATTATGTCGTGGTCCGTCGAAGTCAGCACGCTCGCCGTGAGCTTGCCGATGCGCTTTGAGGAAGGCGTCTGCCACCCATACTGGCGACTACGCAACTCAGACGCCACATACTCGTATGTCCCCACGCCCGTCTGCGTGTCGTCGTAGCCGTCCGCGCTTTCGTCCAGCAGGAAAAGACGCCCATTTTGGCTATTGCAGAAGAGACGCTTTTCGTTGCCGTAGGTTGCCACCACGAATCCGTCGATTGCAAAGTCGTAGGTATCTACCGACTCCCACGCCTCGTTGAGCATTGAGTAGATGAAAATAGAGTTATTCGTCGTGCTGCCCTTGTTCACGATCACCGTGCCCGTCGCCGGAGACATAGGCAGATTCTTGACGATAAAGTCAAACGTGTTCGTCGTTACATTCTGGATCGAGAATGTGCCATTGTAGTCATTCTGGAGAGCGCCATTTATCGTGACAAATTGCCCCGCCTTATAGCCGTGTTTCGCTATCGTCGCGGTCGCCGTGTTGGTAGCTGGGTTCGCCCGCACGATGGTCGCCTGTTTATCGTCACCCATCAGCGGCACCGCTAGGTAGAAGCGGTTATTAAAATAAGCGGAGGCGGCCTTGTGCGCGTAGTTCACATTCACGCGGTCGAGCTGGTCACTGATCACGTCCGAGAGCGGCTTCGTATTGCCGCGCAGCTTGAGGTCAAATTGCGCATCGAGCTTATGTACTCCACGGTCCGATAGGAATAGCACCGCCGTGCCAGCAGTGACGACCGAGCGGCGGGCCACGCAGCCGATCTCATTGGTGAGGAGGTTGAGCGAGCAGTTTGCCGCATCCAGATTACCCGCCGCATCGAGCACCGCCGTAGCCAGGTAGATCGAGTTCCGGCAAAAGACAAGGAGCTGTTGCTCCGCAAAGGGGTGTATCGCCACGATGTAGTCGCTCGATCCCGCATTAGCGCGGAAAGTTTTTAACACCGCATCATAGGTCTCCCCGTCGAATACATCCGAGATCAGCACCTCATCGCGGCCACGCGCCACCACCACTTGGTTGTTGTGGTAGGTCGCTATCGCCGTGCAAGGCATACCGATGTATGAGAGCTTGGCCAGCTCCGCATCCGTGCCCAGATTTACCCGAAAAAAGTTGGTCGCTGGGTCGCCATCCCACACTAGCGAAGGTTGAACGCGTTGGCTAAATATCGCCCCCGAGCCCGTCGAAAATGTCGTCCCTGGCACAGAGTAAGTGAAGGTCGTCGTGCTCGGCACCGAGCGAATGATGAACTCGCCATTGAATGCCTCCGCCGTCGTCACCCCCGCAGGCAGCTCCTTCGGATCCAGCACACCACTCATGCGCACCGCTTGGTTGGCTGCGTAGCCATGCGGAGCCGAGGTCGTCGCCGTCGCCAGCCCACGCACCACCGCCGTCCACGTCGTGCCATTCACGCTCAGGATGATCGCCCCGCTACTGCCCACCGCCGAGATATTCGTCGTCGCGCTCCCGCGCAGCCCGTAGATATCGGACGTCGTATTGCTAGTGAGAGGAGTCCACGCCACGCCATCCGTCGAGCGCAAGAGCCGCCCTCCATTGCCCGCAGCAAAGATGTTCGTCGTGCCCGTGCCCCACACCACATTGAGAGTATCCGTCGTCGGGTTAGCCAGAGCCGCCCACGCCGTTCCCGTTGTCGAGCGCAGGATTCGTCCCGAGGCACCGACCGCGTAAATGTTCGTTGCGCTCGTTCCCCACACCGCATTGAGCGAGTCCGTCGTCGTGCTCGTCTGGGCCGCCCACGCCGCGCCATTCCACTTGAGGATCGTTCCGGCATCGCCCACAGCGTAGATATTGTTAGCCGCCGTGCCCCACACGCCACGCAAGTCCTGGGTTTTTCCGCTCGTCTGCGGAGACCACGAGGTGCCATTGTAAGCAAGTATCGTCCCATTCGCGCCCACCGCCACCACATGCGAGGCACTTGTACCCCACACCGCCAGCAAATGTTCCGTCGTATCGCTCGTCTGCGGCGTCCATGTCGCGCCGTCCCATTTGAGGATTGTCCCATTATGGCCGACCGCCCACGCCGCCGTCGCGCTCGCCGCCCAGATCGAGTTGAAGTGCGAGTCCGTATCGCTCACTTGCGCCGTCCACAGCTTGCCATTGTAAGAGAGGATCGTGCCGTAGTCGCCACACGCGATCATGCTCGTCGTGCTGTAGTTCCAGACATCGCGCAGCGCATTGAGCGTTCCGCCCGTCTGCGTCACCGAGGCCACACGGAGCTTCGACTCGTTGCGCTCCCGCAAGATGTAGAGCTTGTCAAAAGCCTGCAAGATCGTCACCTCGTCAGTCGAGAGTATCGTGTCGGTCGAGGGGTAGCCCTTCACGATCAAGCTCGCCCCCTGCCTCCAGAGGTAGGCCGAGCCTGGGCCAGCCAGCACGATATATTCATTCGCATTATCCAGCCGAGGCGACGAGTAGATGCCGCTCGCAAAGATTCCGCCCTCATAGACCTGTTTGAGAATAGGCCCCTTGTTCGCAAAGATAGTCCCACTCGCATTCGAGCCAGGGTCTTGCGTCAGAGTGTAATCAAACGCATTTGCCGTCACATTCTGGATGTAGAAGTCCCCATTGTAGTCCTCCGGCGTCGCCCCGCGAATGTTCACCAGCGAGCCCAGCGCATAGCCATGGCCGCTGCATGTCGCCGTCGCCGTCGAACCAGAGCGAGTGATCGTCACCGATTTATCCACCGCCAGAGTCGCCGTCGCGCCTGTAGAAAAAATTTGAATGTAGTCGCCCGACAGAGAGATATCGTCTCCCACCCGCTTCGCGCCCTTGCGCGTCTGCGCTACTCCTCGGTCTAGCCGCATATTTTCGCACCGCTGCACCATCCCTGGCTGGAGCTGGAGCGGGTTGAGACGCGACGCCATGCCGATGAATCCGGCATCTCCTTCGGTGATTGTTTGGTCGTCGGGCATCTAGTTGTAAGTATGCGGGAGCGTGTCAAGTGCTCGCCAAAAGGTACGGGATTGTCTTCTGACCGGAGCGGTCCATTTCGGAGTACACCAGCGCAATAAAAGATTCCCACTGGCTCGGGTGGATCGTCTGGCAACCAAGCGAGGAAGTCGTATGGTAGCTCCCGCGATGGATGTTGATCGCCACCCCCATGCTGTCGCCCTCGCCGTCGCGGGTCACAGGGAGTTCCTCGGCAGGGTTTGCTGGGCGCAGCGCGGGATAGCCGCCACCAGGCTTGCTGAGGCCGTGCTTGCCCTTGCGATACCGATGCACGCCGGTCTTCAATACAGCGATGCCCTTGCGTTTCACGCTAGGGTCGGTATTCGCATTGAAAGCGGCGTAGGCATTTTGCGAGACAAGGAAAATGGCGTCGTCGTAGATGCCACGGTCATTCTCTCCAGCCACGCCCATCGTGTCGCGGTAGTAGCCGCGAATCCCCACCAGCGCGACGGCATCCTCCACGCGAGCCTTGGCGAGCAGGGCTTGCGTCTTCGACTTCGCTTGCTGGGGGCGGGACGGGGGGAGCATCAGAAGTTTTAAGTTTTAAGTTTTAAGCCTCCGTGTCCTCTGTGTCCTCTGTGGTCAATCATTTGGATGATGTCGGTATCGGTAGCTCATAGCACAGGGTGCCGTAGTCCGTACGCAGGCACACAGAAGGGTTGCCGTAGCCCCCCGCGCACCCGCTTAGAAGCAGGGTCAGGAAGCCAGCGAAGACGCTCAGGATGATGATGAGGGCGTTAGATTTTGGGCTCACGGCGGAAGACCTCGATGAGTCCCAGCACCGCGATCACGGCGCTAGAAATGGCGTTGAGTTGCGCGGGTTCGATGGCGTAGCCGCAGAGTCCTGCGAGTATCGCCAGACCGCGAAAAGTAGACGGTTCTTTGAGGCGTTGGAGTAGTGTGTTCATGGGGGGAGGTTAGTTTTAAGGTTAAAGTTTTAAGTTTTAAGTTTCATTCCTTTGGCACGTCCCACTTTCGGAGGATGACGATAAAGGATGCGATGCCCACCGCGCAGCCGATCACCAGTGAGGATACGCGCAGCCACGCCTCGATCTCCGGCAGCAACGAGACCGTGACGCCGCTCGCCGTAGCGACGAGGCCGGTGAACGAGGCGGTGGCTTGGTGCGTGTCCATTAGCTGAGGGCGGCTGCGAGTTGGGCTCCGGTGGTTGCAACCGTGCTGCACTGCGCGAGGCGGGTGGTTTCCAGTAGATCCGTTTTGGCCTTGATGGCCGTGACATCCGAGTTGCTCGGTGCTGTGTAGGCGCTGCCTGCAAGGCGTGTGCTCACGGCGGCGTCCACTCTGGCCAGCTCCGTAGCCAACTCGGTGCGGACGGCGCTGGCGTTAGCCGCTGCCGTTGGCGCTGTGCTCGGGGCTGTGTAGCCGGAAGTGGCGAGGCGTGTACTCACGGCGGCGTCCACTCTTCCAAGCTCAACCGAAAGCTCCGATCTCACTTGTGTGGCGATGGCGGCGGCGGTCGGAACGGTCGGCGCGTTGGTCAGCGTGGTCACAACGGCCAGCGTGCCGGATGGCGCGAGGCGGCTGGAGACGGTAGCATCGAGGTTGGCGAGTTTGGTGCTGTTGCTGTCCAACTCCGAGCGGATCTGGACCACGGTTGGGATCGAGAGCGCGGTGATGGCTGCCTCGACGAGGCTTTGGTCTGCGGGGTCGCTTGGGAGGTTGTCGGTTTTAGCCTGTATGGCGGAAATCGAGGCGCTGGGGATGTCGGCGGTGGTGATCGTGGACACTGGCACTTCGGCTGTGCCGCTCCACACGATGCTTCCGCTGCCGACATTGGCGGAGGCTGAGATGAATGCGACTTGGTAGGTGCCAGCCGTGCCGGTCATGTTGCCAGAGTAGAATCCGCTTGATCCGGTTTCTGGGCAGGAGATGGCAGAGCCTACGGCGGCTCCGGATTGGTAGCGTTGAGCGGTGACGGTGAGGCCCGATTTTGCGAGCGCGATATTAAGTTCGTTGGCCATGTTTTTAGGAGTTTAGGATGGTGAGTGTTTCGGTGAGCGTTGCCTCGAATGTGTGCGGGGCTGCGGGCCAGTTGCTGGCGGCGGGGGCGAGACCAGAGGCGATCATGCCATCAAGCCAGCCCTGGACTTCGACCAGCTTGGGCGAGGATTTCGCGGAGGCGTCGAGGCGTAGTTTTTGGTAGAGGAGCGTTGTGCTGCGGTTGCCGCCGTAGCCTTGGGAGTCGGTCCACTGCTCTGCGGTGTAGGTGAGTGCGGTTGGCGTGATCCATTGACCGTCTTGCCACGCTGCATCTTCGCTGGGCTTTGCAGGCGCTGGTTGCCATTGCTCGGCTTTGGGATTCCCTGCTGCGATGAGTGCGGCGATGTAGCTCTCTGGGAGTTCGCGGAGTTCGTTGGTGGTTGTGTTGAGGTAAATCATGGGTAGATGCGAGGATGGTTGGCGACGGTTGCCGAGTTGTTGTTTGTGATGGTCAATCCGCCTTTTTGATCAACGAGGTCGCGGACGAGGGGGGCGTAGAAGACAAGCGACTGCGGGCGCACTTTGTCGCAGGTCATGCCCTTGGCGAGGGATGCGATTTCAGCGGCGGTGAGGGCGACATTCCAGATGCCGACTTCGGCAATCAATCCATTCATTCTATTAGTTGCAATACTTGCATTCGCGCCAATTTGAGATCGAGTTAAAGTGGTGGCACTTTGTGTGCTTGAATTAGTCCCACTATTACCCCCATTGATATATGCAGTTCGGCTATTTAACCCTGACCACACTCCTGCCGCATGTGTCCATGTATTTGCGATATACCCTGACGTTGAATACGCAAAATTTGGGCCATTAGTTACATAATCAAAAGCTCCAACAGGGTCTCCTGCATTTGCCCCAAAAATAGCAAGTGAAAAATGACCATTTATCGAGTTGGAGACAGAAACCAAATAGTCGCTTGTAGTAGTCTGGCTCGCGTTAAACCAGCAAGCCATGGTTAGTGGAGGCCCACTTACCGGCGAACTTGTCATGCTCAAATACTGACTGCTCGCCGATGTGAAATTGTAAGCCATATCAAGCCGCGCTCCTGATTTCGACGGCGATCAACTCGGCATCACCCGTCATGGTGTCGTTTGTTGCATCGCTGCCGACGCGAGAAATTCTGATGCGGTAAGGCTCACCAACCGCCACGCTGTCGAGGGTGGTGAGTGAGATGCTGGTCGTAGTTGGAATGCCGCTTGTGCCGTTTGCCGCGCCATTGCCCTCGGCAGCGGTGTCGAAGCTGTCAGCATCGAGGTCGGTGTTGCCGCGCTCCAATGCTACGCGCCAGCGGACATTGCCAGTGGTGGCGGTGGTCGCCATCCATGTGATTCGCACGCTCAAGCCGCTGGCAAGGTCAGCCGCCTCTGGGACGATTGACGGGAAGATCGCGCTCTCGATTGTGGCGTCATCGAAATCGAGGACGGCAACCGAGTTGCGCGTGTCGAGAGTGGCAAACAGAGTCGCTGGCGGCGAGCTATGGCGCGGGGTGAATGCCGCGAGAGTTTTTGTGCCAGAGGCACCGGAGAGGATGGGTATTGCGATCATGCGTAGGTGAGATTGGTTTTGTTTGACCACGCGCCGGTGGCGGATTGCTCCGAGACGACATTACCGGCGGAGTTGGTGGTGATTCGGTAGATAGTCCAGGCGGTGGAATCCTCTGCTGGGCCGGTGGCGGGGTAGTCGTCCCAGGCGAGTCGGCCGATGTAGAGGGTGGTGCCGTCGGTCGCGCTGAGAGACAGGTAGTCGCTCGGGTCGCGGGGTCGGGCGAGGCGGAAGACAGATCCCGCCGTGTCCTTGCTGTACAGACGGCGGTCGGCGAGGTTAATGGCCAACTCCCCCACAGCGAGTTGCTGTGCGGTCGGCACTCGGCCTGCGACGGAGGTCCGCTTGGTCAGTAAGGTGGGCATGGTTTAAAAAAAGAGAGGAAAAAAAGGGGCTCCGTAGCGGTGGCGCAGGCGAGCCGCACCACCGCACGGAGGGGAAGGGTCTAGAAGCTGCCGCCGTCAATTTCTGCTTCGATAGCGTCGAGACGCGAATCGAGAGAATTTTCGGCTGCGGTGGCGCGTGAAATCTCGCTGTTGAGCGAGTTGGTCACTCCGGTCACTGCTGAGGCACGATCCGTGATCTCTGTCGCCAAATTCGCTGCCACGACGCCTTCAGCGGCGGTCGCACGCGAGATTTCGCTCGAGAGGTTAGATGTCAATGTGGAATCAGCACTGGTGCGAGCGGAGGTCTCGGTAGCGAGATTGGCTGCAACGGTGTTGATATTACCTTGGACCGTCGTGATCGCTGATGCGCGGTCGGTGATTTCTGTCGCCAAATTGGCGGCGATGACACCTTCAGCGGCAGTCGCACGATTGACCTCAGAGGTCAATGCGCTGGAGGCGCTGGCGGCGAGGGAGCTGATAGCACCATTGAGGGTGCTGTCAGCACCTTGGAATGCAGTTACGATTTCGCTCAACGAATTGAGCGCCGTCGCGTCCACATTTGTCAGAACATTGTCGATGCGTGTTCCGAGGGCCGATTCCGCTGCGGTCGCGCGGGAAGCCTCTGCGGAGACTGCCGATGTGCGTGCGCTGCTCTCGCTGGCGAGGGCTGCTGCGGTCGCGTAATGGGCACCACCGATTGGCACTACGGCAGAGCCGTCGCCAATGTAGAGGATGCCGTCAACTTTGTTGTAGGCTGGCTCGCCCGAAAGAAGACTTGCGGGAGCTCCTGCTGAACCGGTTAACCGGCGTTTGATTCTTAGATTTGCCATATATTATTTAGGGGGGTTGTTGTATCTGCGGGGTTAGTCCTAAAACTCACCGCCGTCCGAATCGGCGACGATGGGGATGTAGGAAAGTGTGTCGGGGTCCCAACGGTGCGGGACATTGTTATCTGCCGAAAAATAAATGCGGGCCACGACGCCCACTTGCAGGAAGTCGGCAAGCGTCGAAAACCTCTGCACGTCGTCGAAGTCGTCGGGGATCAGATCGCTGGAAAGCTGGCCCGACGAATCGAGTTGCGCAACCTGGGCGGTCGAGCTGATCATGCTTCCGGTTAATGGATCAAAGGAGATTTGCGACATTATGCGAAGGGGGGATACTGGATGAAGGAGGTTTGAAGCTGCGCGTTGTCGGTGGTAGGAACGCCACCGAAATACGTCATCCGAATGCGGGCGACGGCGGTGCCGCTAAAGGAGTATTCCGTGTAGTCGGTGTTGTTCGTGGACCCCACTTTGAAGATTTGGAATTTGTCGTAGAGCGGAAGCGCAAAGCCTGTGGTGACTCGCAGAGCCCCATCTGGCGTGGCTTGCACGGGTTGCACTATGCCAGCGGAAGAGCGGGCGGCGATCTGGATTGTGGGATTACTCATATCGTTATTTTTATTATGGAGGAGGGTGTCAAGTGGGGGGTTAGTTGAATCGAGCAGTCCAAGTTCTGACCTCGCCCTTGCGCAGCCAGGCGTCGTCCATCGCCTTGAGCAAAAAGCCCTCGGCGCGTGCCGTCATATAGGTCGCCTTATTTTCTTGGCCGACCTCTTCGAGCAGCACGGATGCAAGGCCAGAGGTCTTTATGTAGTCGCCGAGGAAGAACGGGATCGACTGCTTATGCCAGTACAGCGTATTCGTCGGCGCATTGCCTTTCGTTGCGGCAATAGCGCGGTAGCAGTCGCCGGTCGGGGGATGGTAAACGAGATCGCCAAAGACATAGCTCGACGAGGCATCGTAGGTCGCAATCGTCAGCTCCGGCACAGGCTCGCAGAATTTCACATACACCGTGCCGCCTTGGTAGGCCGTATCGGTGATGAGTATGCGGTCGGCCGAGACAGAGTGCTTCAGCTCATACGGGATCGACGTGTCGGGATTCGAGGCATACACCGCCATCACATCGCCGATAGGCGTCTTGCCATCAGCAAAGAGAGGCACATACGGGATCTCGGCAGGCGAGTTTTGTGAGTCCTCCACATAGGTCGCCGTGAGTCGGTTATTCCAAGCCACATTGAGCGCCGTGTCGATATTCAGCGCAGCGCCCGCCGCATTCGTCGTGATCCGCTTGATCCGCCACACAGCCTGGTCAAACGTACTGCCCTCTGGCGCACGGCCAATGTAGGAGATCGTGCCTGCGTAGTCGCTCTCGTAAGTATAGCCACCTTCTGCGAAGCCCGCACCGAGCACGATGCGTTCCTCCGTGTGGTTGATCTCAGGCCAATCAAAAAACGTCCAAGCGTAGTTCACCGCCTCGGAAACGTAGTCCATCACCATCGCCCCACGATAAGCATTCTCCGGCAGCTCGGGGTTAATCCCTGCGCGAGAGTTGATGCTATCGATGAGTTGTTGGAGACGGACCGTTTTCATCAGAGGTTAGCGTTGGCCGCGATTAGCTTTATCAAGTTGCGACGCAATCGGGCTGGAAGAAG